ACTGTAAAATCCAACATATGACTAGAGGTACTATTTCTTTTAATACGTACCCCTTCCAGGATGATTGTGTAAAAGCTTTTATTGACAATAGGTTTAACATTATACTTAAGTCTAGACAGCTAGGATTGTCAACGTTAACAGCAGCATACTCTGTCTGGTTAACGCTTTTTCAAAAAGATAAAAGAGTGCTTGTCATTGCAACAAAGCTAGATGTAGCGCAAAACTTTATCAATAAAGTTAAAACTATTATGTCATATTTGCCAAAATGGATGATCATTGTTGATACGATTACAAACAATAAGCAGTTAATAGAATTTAGTCACGGGTCGTCAATAAAGGCAATACCAACGTCAGACGACGCAGGTAGATCAGAAGCACTATCTCTTTTGATTGTAGACGAGGCTGCTTTTGTAAGAAACTTTGACACAATTTGGACAGGTATATATCCAACATTGACAACAGGTGGAAGGGCCATTGTCTTGTCTACACCCAATGGTGTAGGTGGTCAATACTATAAGCTATATACAGATGCTGAAGACGGTACTAATGAATTTAATGCAATCAGGCTTCCCTGGACAGTCAACCCGGACACAGATGATAAGTGGTTTGAAAAAATGACTGCAAACATGTCAAAAAGACAAGTTGCTCAAGAGTTTTTATGTGACTTTGTCTCTTCGGGTGAGACCTTGATTGGTGCCGATGAGTTTGACTGGTTAAAATCAATGGTAAAAGACCCTATTGAAAGAACGGGCCCCAATGCTGATATTTGGATATGGAGATACCCTTTAAACGAATCGAGATATATAATATCAGCCGATGTATCCAGGGGTGATTCGAAAGACTTTTCAACTTTCCATGTTCTAGATGCTGGAAACAGAGAATGTGTTGCAGAGTTTAAAGGAAAGGTTCCACCTGACGAGCTTGGGCAAATGCTTGTTGATTGGGGCAAGAGATATAATGACGCAATTCTTGTTCCTGAAAATAACAACTATGGATATGCAACATTAATGAAGATTAGAGACATTGGCTATACTAATGTGTATCTTAGAAAAAAGAAAAAAGCATCAATTATAAATTATGGCGGAAAGTTTAATATCGACAATGCAGGATTTAATACAAACCAAAAAACAAAAGGTATTATATTGACAAAGCTAGAAGAGCTAATTAGAACAAAAGGTATTAAAGTTTATTCATCTCGATTCTATGATGAGTCTAAGCGATTTGTCTGGAAAGGAAACAAAGCTGAGGCGATGAATGGATATAATGATGACCTCGTCATATCTTTGGCAATTGGATCTTATATTATGGACACAGAATATGCCAACATAGGCACAGGCAGAGATATCAATGCTGCAATGCTAGCAGCAATGAGCGTCAATTCAACAACATTTCAACAAGATAGGTACTCTAAATCTCGACAAGAGATGGCGAGTAGAAACAATATCGGTAAAAAAAATACAAACCTAAACCCCAGTGACGCAAAAAAGCCCGGTATAATGGCGTCGGAATACTGGTGGTTGTTTTAAGGAGAATAAATGTCAGAGCAAAGTAATAGCTTGTTTAGAAGATTAACACAACTTTTTAGCGGTGGTGCAGTTGTTAAGAGAAAAATCAAAAAAATAAGCCCAAAAACAAGCGCATCTTCTTTTGATCTATTTAGAAAGACGCAAAGCACTGTTTATAGTGCTGCAATGTCGGCTTACGGTACATACGACAGACTTGCAAGATATTCTGACTTTGCTGAGATGGAATATACACCTGAGCTTTCAAGCGCACTTGACATATACTCAGAAGAGTGTGCATCTCCAGACGAGACTGGTGGTATTTTACATATCTTTTCTGATAATCCTAGAATTCAAGAACTGCTTGAAGACCTTTTTATTGATACACTTAATATTGATTTCAATTTAACGTCTTGGTGCAGAAACCTGTGCAAGTATGGAGACTTCTTTCTATTTAACGACGTCGACCCAGAGTCCGGTGTTATTAATGGTTACCCTATTCCAGTTTCAGAAATAGAAAGAGAAGAGGGATATGATCCCGACAACCCACTTGCCTATCGATTTAGATGGGTAACACAGGGCAATCAAATACTTGAAAGCTGGCAAGTTAGTCATTTTAGGCTACTAGGTAATGATGCATTTTTACCTTATGGATCTTCTGTTCTGGAGTCTGCTAGAAGAATCTGGAGACAGTTAATCTTAGTAGAAGATGCAATGCTAGTATACAGGGTTGTAAGATCACCTGACCGTCGTGTTTTTTACATTGATGTAGGTAATGTTCCTGCAGAAGACATTCCTAACTTCATGGAGCAGGCACAATCAACTCTTAAAAAGTCGCAAGTTGTCGATAAGTCATCTGGCCGTGTAGATCTAAGGTACAACCCACTCTCTGTTGATGAAGACTACTTTATTCCAGTAAGAGGAGGGGAGTCCGGAACACGAATTGATACGCTGTCTGGCGGAACAAATGCAACTGCAATAGAAGACGTTGAATACATCCAGAAGAAACTATTTGCTGCCATTAAAATACCTAAGGCTTATTTAGGTTATGACGAAGGGCTAGGCTCTAAGGCAACCCTATCGCAAGAAGACATTAGGTTCTCAAGAACTATTTCGAGAATACAAAGGACAGTTTTGTCTGAATTAAATAAAATAGCCATTGTTCACTTGTATTGTCATGGTTTCTCTGATGATGATCTTGTTGACTTTAGTCTCAAGCTTTCAATACCATCAACAATAGCTCAGCAACAAAAGCTAGAAATATACAGAACACGCTTTGATATTATCGGATCTATTCCTGATAATATTGTCGACAAGACGTGGGTTAGAAAAAATATTCTTAAAATGACAGATGCAGAAATCGAAGACATTGAAAAAGGTTTGGTTGAAGACAGGCTTTACGATTTAAAGCTGGAATCAACACAGTTGCCCCAAGAAGAGGGAGGTGATGGTCAAGATCAGGGAGATCTTTCAACAGATCTTGGGTCATCTTTTGACGGCGGAGGCGGAGGCGGCTTGGATTCCTTGTTTGGAGGAGGTGAAACAGGCTCGTCACCTGAACCAGAATCACCTGCATCTACTGATTCTCCACCTCCGGCAGACACAGGAGGGGCTGATAGCTTGACGAGCCCAGAAAATGCTTCTGTACAAAGAAAAGGAAACTTTTTAAAAGAAAAGGATAGAATTAGGTTTAGGGTTGATGATGACATGACACCGATACGTGCGCAAAACAATGTAAATAGAATACTTAAAAGCCTAAATATTAAATCCAAACCGAGTGTTTTAAACGAAATTGATTATAAAAATGCTGATAGAGAAGAAAAAGAAAAGCATTTAAAAAACAAAAAGAAAAAATACAGGCAAAAAAATAGTGGAAAAATGGCATCAACAGGTGGGTATAAAATTGACTCATTGCAAAGTATTAAAAAAGACAGAAGTGCAGTCCAGGGTCAAGCATTTGGATCCAAGTCTGATCTAAGCGAATCAGAGGCAACTGAAGAGCTTGATAGCTACCTTGATGAAAGGTTTGACGCATGGAATAATAACATAGATGAAAAGAATAACTTTTCAAATAAAATTGATAAAATATTAAAATCAGCTACAACTGATATAATTAATAAATAGAGCCACATTATATAGGGAGCTTATTTATGAAGTCCAATCATAACAAAAAAAGAAATATAGGTTTAGTTTACGAGCTACTCTTAAGAAGTGTTTCTTCGTCTCTTGTAGAAGGAAACCAGGAAAAAGCAAATCTCTCAATTGGCATAATGAAGAAAAGATTTGCACCTGGAACAGAGATATACTCAGAGTTTAGAATCTTTAATGCTATTATGAATACAACTGTTCTAGATACTTCTGTTGCTGCTGGCATTTTAACAGAAGCTAAAAATGCAATAAAAAACATTAACTATGAAAACCTGTATATTGAAAAATCTAAGCTTATATCTGAGATTAACAAATCAATAAAAGATCCTGACTTTTTTAAAAGAAAGGTTCCAGATTACAAACAGTTTGCAACTGTTGGAACTGTTATAAGTCAGTGGAGAAAAGGTGATAGATCAAACTTGACAAAGCAAGTTATGAATGAACAGCGCCTCATTGAGTTTATGCTCTTGGAAAAAGAAGCTTTGCCTAAGATCTCAGAAATGACAGACAGCAAAGCTGACAACCTTGTTGTTAAAATCATGACAGAGAAAATAAACAATGCATACAAGGGACTAAATCAAGAGCAAAAGAGGATACTTAGAGAATATGCTGTCTATGGATCTACTAACATTGAACAGTTTAAATCCTATTTAAGTGATATTAAGATAAAAAGCCTAAATTCACTTAATAATCTAAAAGAAAGTACAGATAACAAAGTATTGCTTTCAAAAATAGATATGGTTGTTAATAAAATCAATAATTTGTCTGAATCTAATATTAGCGATTCTGAGATTGCTAAGTATCTAAAGATATCAGAATTAAAAACACAGCTCGGGGGATAAAGATATGAGTGAAAAAGTATTATTAAGGGAATGGTACCCATTAACTGTTGACAAAGGTGTTATAAACGAGTCAATGAGAAGCAATGATGGAAAACTCTTTCTCAAGGGTATCTTGCAAAAAGCAGAAACACTTAATCAAAATGGTAGAATTTATCCAAAGCCCATCTTAGAAAGAGAAATTAGAAATTATCAAAAGCTAATAGATGAAAATAGGGCTCTTGGTGAATGCGATCACCCAGACACTGCTGTCGTTGAGCTAAAAAATACATCCCACATTGTAAGAGAAGCTTATATGAAAGATGATATCGTGTATGGTACAATTGAAATTTTACCTACACCGTCTGGAAAGATTATTCAAGACCTAATAAGCTCTGGTGTTACATTAGGCATCTCATCAAGGGGTGTAGGCTCAGTTCAAAGTGTTGGCGGAAATACAATAGTTCAAGAAGATTTTCAATTAATTTGCTTCGATATGGTTAGTGAGCCTTCCACGCCTGGTGCATACATGTTATCAGAAGGTAAAAAAGTAAATCCTAGAGAGCTTAACAAGGTCTTTAACGCTTCGGATAAAATTAATAGAATTTTTAATGATATACTGGAGTGGTAAATATGAAAATAACAAAAAACGTTTTAAAAACTGTCGTAAAAGAGTGTCTTATTGAGATATTGTCTGAAGGATTCTCGTTGTCTAAAACAAGATCCGAGTCAGACGTCAGTAGTACTATTAACGAAGTTAAAAAAACGCCTAGAAAGAAATCTTCTAATTTTGATAGACTAGTAAAACAAACATCAGAAAGCTTAACATCTGACCCTGTTTTGAGTTCAATTTTTGAAGATACTGCAAAGACAACACTGCAAGAGCAATTAAATTCTCCTAAATCTATTTTAGCTGGAGACAGTGCATCTTACAAGGCTGCAACAAGCGATCCTGAGGATCTTTTTGGTGAGTCTGCTGGTAAATGGGCACATTTGGCTTTTGGTAACACCGGTAATGGCTCTAAAGAATAAAAACTTTAGATAAATTACAAATTGACGTATAATTATTTTTCGATAGGAGGACCTTAAAACATGTCTAATAAAAAAATAAAAACTTTAACCCCGGCCGTTTTGAAAAGAATGATCATGGAAGAAAGAAAAAAACTGATGAAAGAGTCAAATTCTGATTCTTTTTTAAAGCAGGGATCTAATAAAGTGAACCCGTATACTACGAAATCATCAAAAGCAGGAATGCAAGAAGTTCAGGCAGACAAATACGCAAGTACTGTATCACTTCTCAACAAAGCCAAGATGATCAAAGAAGAAGAAGCTAAACTTAAAAAGCGTCTTGTAAAGCTAACAGAGATGAAAAAAAATATTAAAAGAAAACTTTTAAGAGATCTATAAAATGTCAACATTTAAATCAACAACAGTAAAATCAAAATTACCTGGTGCAAATCCTTTAGGAAATAGAAATCACAATAGAATTAGTGCAGCTTTTCCTAACTCGCCTTTGCCCATCGGTAAGAACGAATATAATGAAGAATATTTAAAAAATCTTGCTGAAGCTGTTTTAAAAGGAAATGGTGGGATTGGTGAAGGATTCTCAAATTCAAACGTTGCTAATGGCACAGTTAATGATAGTGGCTATATGTTTGGATCATTTAATTTAAACTATTTAGATGCTCCTGATCTTAGCACTGTTGAGGTGGGAGGCGAAGGAAGACCTGCATCACCGTTTATACCTAACATAGCATCGTCAGACAACGCAATGCCTTCTGGTCAGCCTGAATACCTCGGTGAGCTTCCTAAGAAATCGAACATGTATGGATCAGGTCCCGGTGGTGCTATTTCACCAAGCGAGACATCGAGAATAATTAGTGCACAAAAGATTGGTGAATTAGTTTTGGGTCCAGTTGCTGGCCAATCTAAGTCGGGATAATAATGGGAAATTTTGTATCATCAAACACTTATGACCCGACACATGTTGATACATCTGCGAAGTGGAGACCGACAGTCTCCACTTTTCCTTATT